GAAGAATCCGGACATGCGCTATGATTATAGCAACTGCACGGTCTGTCTCTGCGCGCAGTACTACAGGGAATGCACGAGCACGCCTTTCATCAAGATGTACGACGCGCAAGACACTATGGCCCATTTTCTCAACGTGAAGGTCGCTTCGTTGGCCACCGTACCCATCAAAAGTGTTGACGGGTGCGGGTATTCAGTTCGCGCCGCGTTGAAGCGCGCCTATCGTGAGAAGGAACGGCAGCTTGAGCACGCAGTGGCATAATTGGGAGATTATAACCTTGACAAAGCAGACCGCTATTTATAGTCAGCCCGAGACAGGGCAGCGTTCAAATCAAACCGATTTTGCGACATTCGGCTTCGGTGGCCAAGATGACGCGGTGCACCTCTGCGGCGATCAAGTCAATAACGCCGACGGCTGGCGCGGGCTTCACGCCGTTAAATTCATCGAAGCCTATAAAAAAGGTGATCTGTGCATTGTATTTGAACTGCCCGCCGGGATTGATGCGCGCAAATTCGATCTGGTGTTTTTCGCGATTCCATCGGGGGGCAAAAATTGCGCCGCCACTAAGCGATCCCTGCGACATTTTCATTGTGGGGGCGAGGGCCCCGATTGGAATCAACAATCTATGTTTGTTTGCCCCACAGAGCTTGTTGAGTGCCCAGAGGGCATAATTCCCTCCTTCGTGAGCATCGAACCCTCTAAACAGCGTTTTGATCTCGGCCGGGATATCTCTGCACCGCCCTTTCACCACATTATCGAGGCCAGCAACCCTGTCCGCGATGGGGAAATAGGCGTCCTTGGGTTCGGCGATTCCACCAAGGAGAGCCGCCGCATATCCAGTTTGGTCAAGGGCAGACCGAAGCGCCTCAATCGACTCGACGGCAGCATCGACCCAACTATCGGGGAAATCGCGCGTGAACTTGATCGCGTGGGTCGTAAAGCCTTGCGCATCCACATCCTCGACACGCTCGTGTGGTTTCTTTTTGAGGAAGGTTTGGATACGCTTCTCAAGCCATCGCGCGTGTTCCTTTCCACGTTTGAGCCGTCGCTTTGGGCTTTCGAAGGGATCGGATTTTCTCGACATGAGCAAAAATTCCAAGGTTAGGGAGTCGGGAGCGAAGATCGACTTGCAGCCTGATGCATGGTCGCGCTTTGAGCGCGCCGTCGATGTCGTGGCGAAAAGCCCGCCGCAGCCAAAGATTAAGTCTAAAGCCAAGAAGGCTAAGAGTCCTAACCGTAAAAACGAAACCCGGCGCTAGGCCGGGTCCCGCCATTATTTGACTAGGAGTATCGGAGGTTTACTGTTTGTAAACCGGGGCAGCCGACGATCCTTTGACGAGATTGATTGCGTGCAGGCAATCGCCCTCGTTGTGATATGCCTCGCCGGAATTTGCGATGTTGCGATTATTTCCAGCGAGCAACCGCCAACGCCACTGATTATTAGCATCACGATACATGTAATAAGCCATGATGAAACTCACCTCCTTCCAATATCAGACGCACCTTTTCACCTACCGACACGACGGCGCTGAATGGACGCTGGAGATAAAAGCGCGCGATGTTCACGATGCTAAGGAGAGGCTAAAAGCCCTGCCATTTGCTCGTTATGACGGCGAGCTGATCGCCAAAGTGCCAGTCAGCCTTGGACCGCTAATGAAAGTGGCGGTATGGCTTCGGAACGTATGCCCTCGATTTTACGCGATTCGCTGATTCGCAAGGCGGAATCAGATTCACATATTGGTAGATCATGAAGTGGATCTTGATAGTTCACTTTGGGTTCGCGTCTTCGCCCGTCAAGGACATTCCAGCGTTTGATAATTTAACCGGATGCGAGCTTGCGCGCATCACGATCCACGAGTCGGTACGCCAGCACTTCGCTTGTGTTGCAAAAGGAACTGAGAAATGAACCGCGCATACTCGATCCTCAACATCAAGTCGGTTGACGATGAAAGACGCCAGATAAGTGGCATAGCTACGACGCCGACGCCAGATCGACTGGGCGATATTATCCAGCCACTAGGTGTTGAATTCAAAAATCCTATGCCGCTGCTCTGGCAGCACAAGAGCGAAAAGCCGGTCGGGCAGGTTGTCTTCAAGAAGCCGACAAAGGAAGGCATAGAATTCAACGCGCAGATAAGCCACACCGAAGGCGTGCGCTCGACCACGCTGCGCGATCGACTGGATGAGGCCTGGGACAGCGTCAAGATGGGTCTGGTGAAAGCCGTCAGCATTGGCTTTCGACCAGTGAAGTACGCTTTCATGGATGACGGCGGCGTTGACTTCCAAGAAACGGAAGTCATGGAGTTGAGTCTTGTGACGATCCCGGCCAACGCCGAAGCCACCATCCTGCAGATCAAGAATGCAGACAGATCATTTTTGATGACATCGGCTGCCCCTGGTACTGCAGAATTTAAGCCCGGCGTTACGGGCGGGAATGTCGCGGCGCTTCGCGAACAAACAACTAAACCTCGAAAGGATACGAAGATGCCTAAGACTATCGCGGAGCAGATTTCCGCATTTGAAGCCACTCGCGCGGCTAAGTTTGCGCGAATGACCACGCTCATGGATGAGAGTGGAGAAAAGGGCGAAACGTTGGGCGATGCCGAAGCCGAAGAGTACAAGACGGCAGAGACCGACGTCAGAAACATTGACGAACACCTCGTGCGACTTCATTCGCAGGAGAAGTTGGTCAAGGAAGCCGCGAAGCCTGTGCAGGCCGTAGATGAGGAAAAGAAAACCTCTGACGGCGTGCACTCCAACGGTCGCATCGTGCGTGCGCAGGTGATGAAGCCTGACCTGCCGAAAGGCACTGCGTTCACGCGCTATGCAATGGCAGTGGCAGCGTCAAAGGGCAATCGATGGGAAGCCCAGAACCTTGCCAAGCAGTGGAAGGATCAGACGCCGGAAGTTGCGCTTGTTCTTGAGCACGACATACCGACGTTGATGCGCGCAGCGGTCGGCGTCGGCACCACGATTGACGCAACGTGGGCATCTCCGTTGATTGCCTACACCGTGATGGCCAGCGAGTTTGCTGAGCTGTTGCGTCCGGCCACGATCATCGGTCGCATTCCTGGACTGCGCAACGTGCCGTTCAATATCCAACTGCCGCGTACCACGACAGGCACGACGGTCGGTTGGGTCGGTGAGAACGCACCGAAGCCTGTGTCGCAGATGGCGTTCGATACGGTGACGCTGCGTTGGGCCAAGGCGGCTGGCATTGTCGTGTTGACCGATGAGCTAGTCAGGTTCAGCAATCCGTCGGCAGAAGCCGTGGTACGCGCTGACCTGATCGCGGCGATGGCGCAATTCCTGGATCGGCAGTTTGTCGACCCAGCAGTCGCAGAAGTTACCAACGTCTCTCCAGCCAGTATTACCAACGGTGTGACGCCGACGACGGCAAGCGGCACAACGGCAACGTTGTTCCGCGCGGATGTTAAGACGATGTTCGCAACGTTCTTGAGCAACAATCTGCAGTCGGCTGGTGGCGTCTGGATCATGACGCAGCAGCAGGCTCTGGCGTTGAGCCTGATGATGAACTCGCTTGGTCAGCCGGTGTTCCCGTCCATTACAGTCAGTGGTGGGACGCTGCTTGGCTATCCGGTCATCGCTTCTGAAAACCTTCCGGCTACGGGCGGCTCGCCCGCAGACGGCTATCCGATCATCTTCCTTGTTCCCAACGAGATCATGTTGGCGGACGACGGACAGGTGATCATCGATGCGAGCAATCAAGCATCGGTCCAGATGGACACTGCTCCTGACTCGCCGCCGACTGCATCCACTGCTTTGATCTCACTCTGGCAGATGAACTTTACTGCCTTGCGTGCAGAGCGTTGGATTAACTGGAAGAAGCGCCGCTCGACCGCGGTTGCGTTCATCCAGAACGCAAAGTATTCCGAATAGTCCCCTTCCCTATTCGGAGTGAGAGGAACCGGCTGTTACCCTCCCCTGGCTCAGTCGGTTCCTTTTACAGGTCTATGTTGAAACAGTTTGACGAGTTGTGTGGAAAAGTCCCGGAGTTGCGTAGCGTAGAGGCGCGGGCGTTCGGCTATCGGCAGGAGTTCAGCGATTATGTCCCGCGTTGTCGAATGTGGTTGTTCTGTAATGGGCCAGATTATCCGTCGCTTTTCTTTGAGGTAGCGCAACTCTTGTGGCATGACACGGCAGGCTTGGGCGTGGCTGAACGGCACTTGCTTGAAGTGCTGCCTGATTGTCGGGAGTGTGCGTGTCAGCGAAGTACGTTGATAAAGTGAACGGAGGAAAAAGGAGATAGAAAATGAGACTAATAGCACTAATGGCATTACAAGATTTTACATATGATGAAAAGATTTTAAAACGTGGAGATTGTTTCGATGCGCCGGAGTTGCATGGGAAGCTTTTTATTGAAGCTGGACGAGCAAAGGAGCGGCGAGGAAATGGTCTCATTGGTATACCGGCTGATTTGGATAACCGCTCGATCAAAGCAGATGACAATTTGCCACAAGCAACCGACACGTCTGACAACAGGGAAAAACGCAGAAGATATCAACGTCGCGACATGCGAGCACGCGAATGAAATTATTCGGGTTGGAGATCACGCGGCAGAAGTCTGCTGTCGGTGCAACGACCGTTCCAAGCGGTTGGAATTTTGATTGGCTGAACAACTGGACTGGTGGATTCATTCAGGAGCCGTTTTCTGGTGCGTGGCAGCGCAATCAGGAACTTCGCCTTGAAAACGTTCTCAGCTTTACGGCGGTCTATGCCTGCATCACGTTGATCGCTGGCGACATTGGCAAGCTTGGTCTGCGTATCATGGAAGAGCGGGCTGACGGCACGGAAGTCGAAGCCAACGTGACTGCTTTCAGTCCTGTGTTGCGGCGACCAAATCGATTTCAGACTACGCAGAAGTTCATCGAGAATTGGATCGTCAGTAAGCTGACGTCCGGCAATACTTACGTTCTCAAGGAACGTAGCGATCGTAACACTGTCGATTCGATGTACGTGCTCAATCCGGCGCTGACGCGCCCAATGGTTTCTGATATCGACGGCTCGATCTGGTACCAACTTTATACAGACAGTTTGGTCGGCATCACCGACGACAAGGTAATGGTCCCGGCCAGTGAGATCATTCATGACGTGATGACGCCGCTATATCATCCGCTTTGCGGTGTCTCTCCGATCACTGCATGCGGATTGGCGGCGATTCAAGGCTTGAACATTCAGCGTAGCAGTTCAAAGTTTTTTGCCAATGGCGCGCGACCGTCCGGCTTGCTGACTGCCCCTGGCGCAATCAATGAAGAAACTGCCAAGCGTTTAAAAGAACAATGGGAAACGAATTACAGCGGCAACAACATTGGCAAGGTTGCCGTGCTTGGTGATGGGCTGGCATACAGTCCCATGTACGTGACGGCGCAGGACGCGCAGTTGATTAAGGTGCCGCCGCACAAGATTTCCATTGGCCCTATGCCGAACTACAACAACATAGAAGCGCTGGATCAACAGTACTACGCGCAGTGTCTACAGACATTGATTGAGTCAGTGGAGAGTTTGCTGGATGAAGGTCTAGGCTTGACCAAGACCGGATTGCCATACAACACCGAGTTTGATCTGGACGACTTGTTGCGCATGGATACGGCGACGCAGATCAGGACGATGGGTGAGGGTATTTCGCGTGGACTGATGGCACCTAATGAAGCTCGTGAAAGAATCGGCTTGGGTCCGGTCGACGGCGGCGACACGCCTTATCTGCAACAGCAAAATTATTCGCTGGAAGCTTTAAACAAGCGCGATTCCAAGGACGATCCATTTACGACGACAAAACCAACGCAACAGCAGAACGCACCTGCGCCGCTCCCTGCGCCGCTGCCTCCGAAGGCTCTTCCTGCGCCAGTTATTCGCATGGAGGATTGGTTGAAAGGGTTACGCGATGCAGGCGCATGAGCAAGCAGATTTTTTGCGGGCGGTCAGTCTATTCATCAAGGAGCAGGTCGTTTATGCAACGTTGCCTTTAATAGCCAAGATCGAAACTCTTGAGGCACAAATCGCGGCGCGACCAATTATAGATGAAGGAAATTTGGTTGAACTTACGTCTGATGCCGTTGTGAAAAGTCTGCCCGCGCCGAAAAACGGCAAGGACGCGGACCTGACGCAAATCAACGAGATGATCAATAAAAAGGCAAAAGAGCAGCTTAAATTATTTGTACAAGATATTGATTTTAGATTTAAGCAGCAGGACGAGACAACGGCGCTGTTCATCAATGAAGTCATTGGTAAGCTGCCAAAGCCGAAAGATGGAATCGACGGAAAGGACGCGGAAATTCCTTGGGATTTTCTGAATGAGCAGTTGCAAGCCGGAATGGAAATGCTGCGCGATCAACTAAACAGGAGTATGGAATTAATCCCGACTCCAAAAGACGGCAAGAATGGTGCTGACGGCAAAGATGTTGATATGGATGTAGTCGCCGACGTGATTGGACTTGCTGCTGACAAGACTATGCAAACGCTAGGTGAACGCATCACTAAAATGTTCGAAGATCTGCCGACACCAAAAGACGGCAAGGACGGCAAGGACGGCAAGGACGGCTTAGACGGCAAGGATGGTAATGATGTATCGATTGTCGATTTTCATCCTGTGGTCGCTGCTGCTGTTACTCAAGCAGTTGCCGCTTTGCCTCAGCCCGTCGATGTAGTTGACTGTTTTATTGACAGTGACGGGATGCTCCGCGTTACCTACAGCAATGGCTCGGTTAAATCGGTAGGCCGCGCTGTTGGTCGCGATG